TCACCTCATCTGTAACACCTTCGGCTGCCACTTCGGTTTTGGATTTTCGATTTTACGCCCGGTCAGGACTTCAGCAACTACCATCGGCTTGCCCCTGGCGCTTGGATAAAACGGCACTCCTATTTTGCGCAAGTGTTCGCATTGCAATTGCTCTCGTGTTTTGCCGCCTTTGCCGGTTCGGATTTCGGTAAAGTCGGCCAACTGTTCATCTGTAAGGAACATGTCTGCACCTCCAATTTCCACGCTTTCGCGGTTACTTTCAGTATTTCAGTGATTCGGGTCATTTGGTTGGTGGGCTTGTTCCATCCCAATACACTGCTTCATCTGGCCCGCTTGCCAAATCAAGCCCAACAAAGATTGGCCGCGTAACGGCGGTTTGCTGCGCATACTTGGCGAGTAGGGTCCGACCAACCGCCAGCGCATCTTCGGGGCTCATTTCGATATACATATCATCTTCGCTGGTCTGCATTTGGTCTGAGAACACTTGTAAGATTTCATCGTCACTCAGCATCTTCACCGGCTCGGCTGCGCTCCACTTGTCGCGTAGATCCGCGGCCAGTTCCGGGTGCGATTGCTCACATACGCCAGCGTAAGCAGATAGTGCTGCCTGGGCGTATGGGTCGTGATCAATGTCAAGCACGAAATACCGGCAGCCGTGATGCTTTCCACCGGGATGATCGCTGCCGTCAGTGCGCCGCACATCAAATTTACGGAACAGTCCTTGCCGCTCAGTGGGCTTGAATTCGTCGCTCTCAGGTAGATCGCACTTCACCGGCCCGGCTGGCTGTGTGGCAACGGGGGGCAATTTAGTTTCCTGCTTCATTTCTGCTTCTCCTGTGTGGCGAATGGCACCACGTTTTTCAATTCTTTCTCGACGCCGCCAGCGTCAACGAATTTGCGCCACATGATTGAGTGGCCTGGACAGTAGTGCACGTTAGGTGCGGCTTCGAATGCGTGTGAGTCACAAATCGGCATATCGCACGTTTTTCCGTTTCCGACGGGGTAGTCACAGAGATTCGTGCCAACGTCCATACATCCATGGTCTGCGCAATGAGGCCCTAGATCGCCGCAAAGGAAAAACCTATCTCCACTTTTTGTGAATCCTGAGTAGCACGGCATAATCACTCCTTTGTTTTCATTGGCCACTTACGGCGCCACCATTTGCGAATGGGTATTGATAGTTCATTGCCGGCTAGATATGCTGAGTACGCAATCAAGCAGAAAATAAAAATTAGAAAGCGGAAAGGCGCAGTTATATATCTCATGGCTTTACAGTCCTTTTGGGAACTGACCCCAGGTGCGACCGTCGAGTAGACGGCCAGCGGCTTTCTTGCCGACACGAATGGCTTGCGTGTCGCCAGACGGGCCGATAATTGCCTGATTCTGGCTATCAGGCAGCCACTGCCCCCATTGCTTGAACAGGAAAGGCACTCCAGCCTCTTCGCAATGGTCGCGCAGACTGCGGACCCAATCCGGATGCATCGGTCGCGCACCCGGGCCGCTTTCGCCGCCGACGATGACCCAGTCCAGCGCAGGACCATCGGAGCCGCCACACTTCGTCGCACGAAAGCCGGAAAGCGCGTTGTCACAGTATGCCCAGTCACTGTCCGGTGAGCTTCGCATAATCCGCGTCAGATCGACGGGCCCCAGCAAGGGTTCCATGGACAAGAACCGCACACGCGCCGGCACGGCCAGCAGCTTTGGAATGTCTCGGTTGGCCTCTTCCTGGTTGACGATGGTGGCGCCCAACCAGACGTTGCCGCGCGTTGCCCAGTCATGTGTCGGAAGCATGCGGAAGACGTTACCGATTCGTTTGGTCAAAAGTAGCCAGTCCAGATTTGGCGTTAGTTCAATTAGGTCAAATAGGTCACGCCGCCATTTGGGATCAACTTCGTTGTCGAACACATCAGCTAGGCTGGCGCAGAACACACGCTGCCGGCGTCCGTGCTTGGCAAAGAATTCGAAATGCGCGGCATTCCATGCCAGCGGCTTGCGCCAGTTCGCTGCACTGGTACGGCGCCGTGGCGCGCCGGGACCCCAATTGACGGCTTGGCCGCCGGAGAAACGGGCGTTGCGCGTCTCGGCATAGCAGTGGTCACACCCGGGCCCGACCTTCTGGCAACCTTCCCAGGGATTAAATGTGTGATCCGTCCATTCGATTTTTGAGTTTTCGCTCATGACCGACCCCCAAACAAACGACTGCTCGGCCCCTGCGGGCTCTGCTTGTCGCCACGCAGTTTCGCTATCAGCGCTTCGCAGTATTGATTGTGGGCGGCGAGTTTTTGGTATTCAGCAAACAGTACGTACTTGCCTTCGGGGTGCTCGATCATGCAGGGCACAACTTCGTGCCAGTAATGCTTGCTGCCAAGTGTGTAACGTTTCGGGTAGTTATTGACCGTTTGCCCGTAACCCGGCGTCGAATCACAATGTTTATCTGTTGTCATGGTTTTATCCAATGGGTTATTCACAGTTTGTGTGGATAAGTCGCCTTACTTCAGCCGGTGCACGCGCCGGCCAATGACGCCTGGAGGTAAGTTGTCGTTGCCGATGGCCTCGAGGAATGGCGTTTCGCCACCGTTATTGGCCCGGATGTAATCGACCTCCACCTTGGCGCTGTTGATAATCACCTGGCTCATTTCACTGACGGCCTTAGCTTGCTCGACGCTCAGCTCACCTTTCTTAAGTAAGTCCAACGCGTCGAATAGGCCCTCACGTAGATCGTTGATGTTTCTGGACACGATTGATTCTCCTGTTCAAGGCCCCGCGCAATTGGATCGCATGCGCAATTTCTTTCGGATAGTTGTGTAAAGTGTTGCGTTTCATGTTTTCGGCCCTGGTGATGCACTCCAGCTTATCTACCGTGATTTCTGGCTCTTCTGTTGTGTGCATCCCTGGCTTAAAGCAAACGATGTGTTTGGGCGGTACCGGCCCGTTTGCTTGTTCCCATACCAAACGAGCCACTGGCACCCAACGCTTGGCCGGGTAAAGATTGGGGTTATCTGTTACTTTTTTTTCAAGAATGCCGTCACGCGAAACTCTCGTCGAACCAATTGGGACGTAATTGTGTTGCGCGGCGCCATGCATCTGGCCTTTTTTGAACTGCGTTCTTTTGGTGTTTGGGTGGTGGCCACTTATTCCAGGCTTGCCTTTATTCCACGGTGTGTGGCCGACCTTGAATTGAGTGTCCTTCCCTACCTGATCGCCTTGGCGCAATCGGCTGGCATGGGGGCTGGCCAAATACTCTTTGGTTTTTCTGATTCCAAGGCGATTCGCCTGGCGATAGATTTGCTGTGTAGTTCTGCCGAGTTCTTTGGCGATGATTTTGGTTGGGGTGTCGGGGTAGTATTTTTCAATTACCGCCAACTCGAGTTGCGTCCAACTTTCATTTCTAGCTTCGGCAGATGGGCTTTCTTTTATTTGGCCTAGCATCGTTGATCCTCCAGCAACTCTTTAATCTGCACCTGCCTCAAAATGTCATTGACATCATCGGGATTGCTCCTGGCCAGGGCGCCCTGCAGGCGGGGTATGTCACGCTGGAGTTTGGCCAACAAGGTTGCCGACACCGGTATCGCGTACTCGATCCCTTTGTGAAACTCTTTCAGCGCTTCCAACGGCAGGCTCACCTGGTGGCGCAGCTGGTACATTTCCAGGTGGTCGATAACGCCCTGCAGGGCTACGGCGGTGTCGTACCACTGACCGTCCTCCAGATCACGAAACATCGGCACGCCGCGTGCTGAACAATTCAGTGTGCCGTCTTTGGCGATCTGGTCCACGATGTCTTGAAGGGGGCTGAAGGCCCGATAGGCTTTAACCAGCATCGGGATTTCTGCGCGTTTGGGGCAATAGTGTTTGCTTCGCTTTCTCATGCCTCACCTCGGGTGGAGAAAGTTTCTAACAGGGTGGCCTCAATCTCTCTGGCCAAGTCGCCAAGTGATCCGGTGTTATCGATCACAGCGTCAGGCCAAATGGCTGCGACTTCCGTTTCCGATTGGTGGTCAACATGTTTTGCTTCGGCGGCCGGTCTGCGGATCCGCCAGATCGACCCGCCTAGCGATTGAATGAACTGCGCCTCGTTCAGAAACCGCACGTCAGTAATCACGATGCGTCTGATGCCATCCAAAGCCATGCAATCTATCCAATGCCGCATCAGGTCCGTCCAGTACTGCTCGTTTTGGTGTCGTCGGTATTCGGTTCCCCACCAACGCATGATTTCCCTGGGGGATCTGGCTTCGGCCAGGTCAACACCCAGTTCCGTCATCCGTTGAATGAACCCTGAGTCGGCGCAACGATTAATGGCCAGGGCTGGGGCGCGGCGCTCTTTCTGCTCAACTGAAAAGAGCGCACCGTCGATCCGGAAAGCTGAAATGATTTCGCGGCGCAGGGGGGCAGCAAAGGCAGTGGTGGCGAAATCATGTTGAGAAAACATGATGTCGGCACACGTGTCCTTGCCGGCGCCGGCGCGACCGGCCAGGCCAATTAAGTGAAGTGAGCTGTGCCTATTCATTGGTGCACACGCCAGTACAGGATTAGTGGCCATAATTTCCTCTTCAATGTTTCCGGTAGGTTTTGGTTAAGTCGCCTTTGACGGTGTGACCTCTTCGGCGCAGTTGATTTGAAAAGCGGGCGCGGTCATGGTGGCTGTGCGATGCTTGTCGCAATAAGCCGTAATAGCTGTTGGCCGATTCATATAGGTTCTTTGAGTCCATTGACCTGACCCGGTCCATGGCGAGATTGAACGTGCGCCGGCGTAACGTGCGGTGCCATGGCCTGATCACCTGACCAACAAAATCAACACCACGATCGAGCGGTTGGAGAATCGTTTTCTTTGGGTTTAAGCTGGCATTGAGCTCGTTTTGCAGCACTGTTTCGATCTGATGCCGTGCTTGGTTTAGCCATTGCGGCGACTCGTGCAGTAATACGAAATCATCCACATAGCGGATGTAGTGCCGGCACTTTAGGCTGTGCTTTACGAACTGATCCAGGACGTTCAGATATACGTTTGCAAAGAACTGGCTGGAAAGGTTGCCAATGGGCAGGCCTAAATAAGAGGGCTGATTGCACAGGCGTTTATGCGGCGGTACCAGCTTTAGCAGCGCTGGGTTGCCACGCAACTCGTAGTTCTCACGGGGGTCATGAAACAAGATGGTGTCTGCCAACTGGAGCCACCACGGTTCATGAATATGCCTGGCCAACAGATTGCGCACGATCCGCTTATCGATGCTCACAAAGAAGTTTGCCAGATCGCACTTCATATAGTGCGCAGGCCGGCTCCAGTTTTGAGTGATGCTCCTTGCTTTGGATTCAAGCCGTGTGGCTGCGTAGGCAGTGCCTCGGCCTGGAATGCACGCGCAGGAGTCTGCGATAAAACGAGCCGTGAACCGTGGGGAAATTTTGTTGTGCAGTAAGTGATGAACCACGCGGTCACGGAAAGTCGCGGCCCACACTTCTCGTGGTTTAGGGTGGGTGATGATGAAGCAAACCGATTTTCCAGGCCGGTAGTGCCCGTTTACGAGCTCGTCGTGAAGTTCACGCAGGTTGTCTTCAAGTTTCTCTTCAAAAGCAAGAGCGCTGGCACTATTGCGTTTTCGTTCACGGCAGTCGAAGTATGCGTCTATCAGTTCGCCAAACGTAAAGTCAGCAGGTGCGCTCCAATCTGCGGACGGCACGGGCGCGAAGCTCGACACCCTTGTGGTTGTTGTTCTGATTGCCGTTGTTGAAGTTCTGATTCCAGGCATAGCTGGACTCATCGTGCTATCTACGTCGCCCGGTCGATTATTCAACGGGGAAACTGCGCAGGACCTGGCCGGCAAGGTGACGGAGGTTTCCTTTGTGCGCATGTCGGTGCCTTTGTGGGGCAGCGGCACGACCAGATTGAATTTCCGCTCAGTCATGACGGCCTTGACCTCCATGAATCGGGCGGGTTGCGGCGCGGCGCCATCCATTGGCCTGCTTGCCAATACTCGTTGTTAATTCGACCGCCTTTGCGTAGCTCGGGCGGGAGATAACACGCTTGTCGTGGCCGAGCCGTAGCATCAGGTTGATTACCTGGACTCGCTCCAACAGTTCAATAAGGTGCGGTTCTTTGTCTTGTGCGACATTGGCCCGAAACACCAGGACAACAATTTCAATGCACTCGTTGGAAATCTTCTCTCCAATCGAGCGTTTGAAATTACGGTCCATGTGCTTAACGAGCTCGGTGACAACATCGAGCAAGTTGTAAGCGACCTTGTAAATGGGCAGGTTGGTGTGGATGGCCATGCTGGTTAAATGACTGAATTAATCAATAATTAATCTGCGGACGGCACGGGCGCGAAGCTCGACACCCTTGTGGTGGTAGTTCTGAATGCCGTAGTAGAAGTACTGAAACCAGGCATAGCTGGAATCGCTCTCGTGTTCCTGGTTCGACCAGTACCAGGCGTTGGCGAATTCACCACGCAGGTTCGCAAACAAAAGGGCCTGTTCCTGACGTGAGGGCAGGTCGCCGCCATTTTTTGCCGCCCATTTGCCCGCTTTGGCCCACGTGGCTTCTTCAATCTCGCCTGGCAGTAGGATCAAATGGTGCGAAGGCTGGCCTTCAGTGCCGAGTGCGATGCCGGCGTAACGTTCGCCCGGGAAAAGCTTGATTGTTGTGGCCGGAACTTCGTAGTCGTTGGGCTGTAGCTGGTTTGCGTACGTGTTGATCAGGCCTGCCAAGCGCTCTTGCTCGGCTTTGATTGATTCAAGTGTGATGGCTGTCATGCTCACCTCAAATTGTTAAATGATTAAATGGGCAATCTGCGGACGGCACGGGCGCGAAGCTCGACACCCTTGTGGCTGCCGTTCTGACTGCCGTAGATGAAGAACTGAATCCAGGCAGAGCTGGACTCGATTTCGTGCTCCTGGTTCGACCAATAGACGTCCTTTTGAAACTGATCCCTGCAGGTGTTCCAAAGCATGGCAAGCTCGATCTTGTTGGGCAGGTCGCCGCCGATGCTCTTGGCCCATTCAAGCTGCTCCGACCAGCTGGCGTCGTCGTTGTCGCCCGGTAGCAGAATGAGGTGGTACACGTCCCCGCGTTGATCGCCGATTGCGCCGATATAGGTTTCGCCTTCGGCAAGAGGGGGTATTTGTAGTTGCTGCATGGATGCTCTCCTTTTGGTTTAGTCGATATCGCCGGCGGCGATTCGTTTCACGTCGATGCGTGGTTTTGGTGCGGGTTTTGCCCTTGCTTGTTCAAGTGCCAGAGCGGTATTCGATAAAGCGATTGCCAAACAAGGGATCTCCAGCGCCTGCTCAAATGAAAGTGTTTGAATGCGGGCAAGCTTGAAAGCCTTTAGCAGCTGGTCTCGGGTCGCTGTGGACTTCATGGCTTTACCTTTTCAGCCTGCTGCGATGTGCCTGGCTACCAAATAGGCACCCGAGACCGCGACCAAGAAAGCCCAGGCACCCACCCACGCGACTTTTGGGATGCATTCGCTTTGGTTAATTGGTCGTAGGCGGTACTTGTTTGACAGATACGGCCGCAGGTACTTCATCCAAACGCTATCCAATGTGGCCGCAAGGGCTATGGCGGTGGTAAGCAAGAGTAGGTATGCGGGGGTTGTCATGGTTTTGCCTAAGAGTGTTTATGCGCGAATAGTAGCAATTCGCTACCTATCTTGTCAATAGCAAATTGCTACTTATTTTCTCGAGTAGTGAAAACCCTAGGCAAAGTTCTTGGGGAAGCTTCTATTCAAGTGGGAACTAGATATTTGTGGATATCAGACATTAAAAACCCCTCGCTCTGAGGGGTTGGTGTTGCAAAAGGCTTTCGATTTTATGGAAGTCGAATGTAAGCTTTGAGCTATATACGCTTATTCTGGAAGGCGCCCTTCACGTACCCTAACATCGAGTACAGTTTTTCCATCTGCTGATAGATCGCATTCGTAAACCATTGGCATAAAGGCGCCGAACCCATTTTGAAACTGTATTTTATCGCCTATAAATGTCACTACATTGTTCTCGACATCGGCCCAGCGATAGTGACTCATTTTGGGTTCTAAAAATTGGTCTGTCCATTTATGGTTGTATTTTGCGAGACGTTCGATGGGCTCTTTACAGTACACGCTCGCAGAAACATAATTTTTCTCGCCCCAGCATGATAAATCACCTTTTGCGCATTCTTTTTCGCTCTCAGACTCAACCGAGCTTGCATTGGCGGTCGTGTTTTCCGTTGGCTCGGAGTCGGATGACAGCCACCAAATTAAACCAACAATAACAACTAAAAAAATAAACCCAGAGACTTCATTTTTCTTGCGCTTCTTTTCAACGGGTGCCCCACAGGAGGGGCATGTACTCGCCTTGTCGCTAATACTAGAATTACATTCTTTGCATTTAATTAGAGCCATTTCAACCTCGTAATAGTTTGATGGTTTTAGCCACCCCTTGCTTCCGCCGGCAAAGTATCAAAACTCTTCGCTGCGCCAAACTTTCAATACTCGGCCAAATACTTCAAAGTCCATTGTTTTGTCGATAGTCCAGTCGCGGTACGCGCTGTTTTCCGAGATTGCCAGGAGACCTTTCCCAGGCACTCGTTGCAATCGTTTAATGAAGCCTTCGTTTTCGACTCGGAAGAAATAAACTGAATCGAAATCGACCAAATTAACGCCAAGATCGACAATAAGAGGATCGCCTGGATTGAACATGGGGCGCATGGAGTCTCCAAAGCCGGTAACAATGCAAAGATTTGCCGTTGATGAAAAACCTTTAATGTTTTTATCAAGCCACTCGTTGCTTACTGACCAACTGTGGATCAAGCCCGGCTGATCTTTGAGCTGAAGTCCTCCGCCCATTGCCCCTCCCGTGTCGTATTGTTTAATTATGACTTGATTATGCTTTTTAGATCCTAAGTAGGCAATGTTTTCCGAGGTACTATTTTCATCTGCCCAAAGATCTGGGTGCGGTTGGTCAATCCAATAAGGTTGCTCGCCAAGGGCTTCTGCGATTTTCTTCGCAACTGTATCGCCCAATTTTCGCGGGTTTTTATCTTTTTCGTTTTGAAAGCCTTGCAGTATTTGCTCTAAATATTTTTTGCTGCAATTTGCGGCCTCAGCGAGCGTGGCGACACCTCCGAAAAAACGGATGGCATAGCGCAGGTTGGCAAGGCGTATTTCTCGATTATCCATAAATGGAATGGTAGCTTTTTGCTACCCGCTCAGATACCAGCAAATTGCTATTGATTTTCTGGTAGCAACTCGCTACTATATCGAACATGAGCACATTAAACGTCCTTTATATGCGAGAGGGAGGTTCGGTTCTAGACCGTATTCATAAGGCCACGGGAATAAACCGAAAGTACCTTTACCAGATAGCAACTGGCCGTCGAACTCCGTCGGCGAGAATCGCTGCACGGATGATGGCGGCTGACTCTCGGCTTTCGTTGGAGGGATTGTTACTAAGAAACTCGGTCGGCTCAGAGCTCAAAGAGGCTGAAAATGCGTGACTTAGTGCAGCGTTGTAACGCCGAACGGTCCGATGCCATACGACTCGTTGAAAAGCAACCGATCAAAAACGCCGTCTATGTGGTCGTCGGTTGGTTCACCAAAGGCGCTGCGGGCGAGGTGGGTCGCATATTCATAAAGCTCCTGCATGTCTTCGTGAGAGAGGGTTACTCCGTTTCCGATATCCAAAAATCTTCTCCTTTAGTTATTCGAAGTGTTATTTCCAGTGCGTTCATCTTCGCTCATAGAGCATGGTCGCGCCACGTCAAAAAGGGCTGATATATGACAACACTTTCTGAAAATGTCCGCTGCGTCGGCGAAAGGGGGTTCATGTGGTGATTACCCCTAATCCATGGAAGCCCGAAAATTCCGATGAACGTATCCCCATCGGGCCTCCCGACACCATTTCAAAATTTAAAGGTGATCTATGACAGTCTTCATTGAAGTGGGGACACGTGTGCGGTTGCCCAGTGGCCTGCAGGGGTCTTTTGTGCGGTGGAGTGCTCGGGTAATCGACAAAAGTGCGCCACGTACCGAACGCGAATATGAGCGCGTAGCCGTTTTAAAGGTCAACGGAGAGGTGCTGGAGTTCAGTGAACGCTTCATGCAGCGCGTTTTGATTGGGGAGGCGCAATGAGCTATTCATTTGAAGTGGCCGCTTTGTCCACGGTTTCCGATTATGACGGTGGCGCGAAGGCATTGGGCGCGGTGGTGGAAATAAATGGCTCAGTCCTGTCGCACAAGGTGTGCCTGACCGACAAAGCCAACCATTTAACAGTGCCGCAGGCCAGAAAGATCATGCAGGCTACGGGCGACTACCGAATGCTACATGGGCTGGCTACTGACCTGGACCATATTTGCATTCAAGTCTCCAGCGTGGGCAATGGCAATCGCATGTTTCGCTCGATTTCGGATGCGGCAAGGGAGTTTGGTGATTTTCTCGGTGCGGTGACAGCTTCTGTTGAGGATGGCAACGTCACCCCTAATGAGTTGCGTCGCATCGACCGCGAGTTGGCTGAAATGATTGTGGCGGCGAATCAGCTTCGGTCTTTGTGTGCGGCCACCAAAAGTAAGAGGTAAGCCTATGTCACGTCCTCCTGACCCCAAAACCACCCAAGCCCTAGAAGCGTTGCTTGAGCAGCCGATGACCGCACGTGAGCTTTGCTTGCGACTTGGCTTGCCCGAGCGCACGGTGAAAGATATTTGTCATCGTTTAGTGACACGCGGTCAGGTGCAAGTTCTTCGCAAGCAGCGAATACCGCATGCCCGCCGCCCGGTGGCGTGTTACGGCAAAAGTACCGCATCGACTATTTTCGACCATGGAGTCTCGGCGCTATGGCGATAAACGCAATTGAAACCTTTGTGCTGGGGCTAAGCCACGAGCCGCCTTAAGCCTCGGTGAATTAAATCCCTTATTGAGTCGTGTTTGTGCCTGTTTTTAAGCGGGTACAGGGTTTTTGTTTTCTTAAGAAACGTAGAGGTGTGTATGACGCATCCTGTTCAGTCAGCGCCAACAGCGCAGCGTAGCCAGGTGAGTCGCCTGGTTGATCAATGTATTCCCACTTTCGATGATTTCTGGTCTGCGTGGCCTCGGCGAGAGGCCAAGAAAGCAGCATTGAGGGCGTGGAATAAGTTGTCCACAACCAAACAGATCACGGCTTTCCAAGCGTTGCCAGATCATATTGCCCAGTGGCGCAAGGAAGGGCGTGCACGTTGTCATATTCCGCACCCAGCGACCTGGTTGAATGGTGAGCGCTGGGAGGACGAACTGGGTGGTGACGTGTTCCCGCCAGTACCAAAGCCCAAACGCCAAAGTGGTCCGCCTTGGTGGACATCACACGTGCTGATGGAGCGTAAAGGGCGGGAAGTAGGTGCAGGGCCGGCCAGGCCGGGTGAGACAACCGAACAGTACAAAGCGCGTATTCAAGCCGTGCTTGATGAGAACCAGCACTTCCAAGCGTAGAGACGCGGGCGTGGGTCCCGCGCCTTTAAACGCAACAGGGCCTGTATGGGCCGGCAGGACAAGAAACACCGCGCAACCGTGAGCGTGTAAGAAACCGGTACCGGTACGTTGCTTTGCAACTAGGGTGCAACTCCCGAAAAATCCGGCGGGCTGGCCGTATCCACAGGCCCGGGGGCAGGCAAGTAAAGCCTGAGGTGTGGATCCGTGTACGCGGGTGGAAGCCGTCCTCTCTACCTCCTTTTTTTGTGTTTGGGGGGTAGGGGGGGCCTTTTGTGGAAGTGACAGGGGATAACAGTGTCTTTTAGGAAAGAGAATCTATGCATGAACTCATTTTCGTCCAAAATTGCCGGGAGGCCTTTCAATGACTCATAAACGTTTGCCCGACATTCAGGCCCGGTTCGATGCATGGGGTTTATGGGTAACTCGAGGTGGTGGCGCAGCGGGTGGAGCAATGCACCCGTTGGCCAGGTTGATGGAATGGAAAAGCGGCAAGCGCGTTAGCGTAAGTGGCGACGGTGGGTTTACGTCATTCGTGCCGGTTGATGATATCGAGTGTGGCTTAACCGACGAGGCTATTTCGTCATTGCCGCCCGACCTGCGTGACGCGGTGAGGGCATGGCACACATGTAAAGGCGGGACCTTGGAGAGCGTGGCTAAAGAAATGGGAGTTGTAAAGACCACGTTTTGGCGGCGCTTGGTTCAGGCGGATCATCGTGTTGCTGAATGGCTGATGGAGCGAAGCAAGCGACGTAAAACCTACGCGCTGTAACATTTTGAATTATGCGACATAAACCGGAACGTGGATAATCCTGTACATTCCTGCGGAGCTTGCGACGCAACGCTCTGAACAACAAAGCCCGAGCCTTTAAACAGCCGGGCTTTTTGTTTTCCGGTTGTCTCCTGAGGCTTTTTCGAAAGCCCTTATCCCGGCAGCATGTTGATGCTTGCCGGGTTTTCTTTTTGAGAGGTGTAGCGGTGGCGGTTGCTTCACCTAAACCTTGCGCTCAACCAGCATGCTCGGCGTTGGTGTATGACGGTAGCGGTTGGTGTGAAAAGCATAAGCGGGTTGACGGCAAGTTTTCAGATGCGCATCGCGGGTCACGGCATCAGCGTGGCTACGGTTCGGAATGGGACAAGCAGCGCCGTCGTGTTCTTGAACGTGATAACTACCTGTGCCAAGTGTGCATGAAAAAGGGTTGGATTTCACGGGCAAGGCAAGTCGATCACGTGGTGCCTAAGGCCTTTGGTGGATCGGATGATGACGACAACTTGCAAAGCATTTGCGTGCCTTGCCACAAAGCGAAGACGGCACTCGAAGGCAACATGGGGCGTGGCCTAAAAAAGGGGTAGGGGGGCTGAAAAGTCTGGCGGAATTTTTGCCAGGGACCGGCCGCCTAGGCTTTTTTTGCGCATCACATTTTTTTAGATAGGGGGGGGTCAAAATACCCCTGGTAATGATGACAAATCACCTTCGTTCACTACCAACTGTCAGTGAAACGGAGGGGAAAAGTGCGTCTACTCATCCGGTCATTCCTTCGGAGATTCCTACTCCGCCTGGCAAATTAAGCAAGCGCGAAAAATTGGTTTGGAAGCATATTACACAGGCGCTTTTTGAGTATGGCCTGATTCATCGTACCGACGCGATCATGCTTCTGGTCATCTGCCGAACCTTTGTGCGATGGGTTGAGGCCGAAGAACAGTTGGAAGATATCATTGAGCAGAACGGTGGCACTTACATTGTGTCGACGCCGAATGGGTACGAGCAGCCCCACCAGTTGTTCTATCTCTCGCGCACTCTGAAAAAAGAGCTGTTGCAATGGCTTCCGGAGGCAGCCTTAACGATTCCATCGTTCGCTAAGGCGATTGAATCTCGCCAGGCGCCCACGCAAGGCACATTGTTTGAAGATCCCGTAGAGGCGCATCGCCGTCGTAAGACCGCGCTCGGCATGCGTTCGGTATGACTGCGGCGGTGGCGGTTGAGCGTTCCTTTGATTGGGACGCTTATGGCCGGGCCGTTATGGCCGGCGAAATTGTGGTGTCGCGCTGGACGCGACTCGCAGTTGAGCGACACTACAAAGACCTGGAGTCCTGTCACGAGCGGGGCCTGTGGTTTTCTGAAGCGCATGCCCAGCACGCACTCGAGGCGTTTCTGTTCTTGCGCCACTCCAAAGGTGAGTGGGCTGGCCAGCCGTTTGAGTTGTCGCCCTGGCAACAGTTTTGGGTGGCGGTCGCTTTTGGTTGGATGCGCGGCGATGGCAGTCGACGTTTTCGTGAGGTGTGGCTTGAGGTGCCACGCAAGAACGGGAAAACGACGCTGCTTGCGGGGATTGGGTTGTACCTGTTCTGGTTCGATGGTGAGGGTGGCGCCGAGGTGTATGCCGCTGCCACCAAAATGGATCAAGCCAAGATTCTGTACAGCGAGGCGGAGCGGATGGTTCAGTCGTCCCCACTGCTGCGGCGCGATATTGGCCAAAAGCTTAACGTGCTTTACAACCCGACGCCTGGCAGAGCCGACGAGTTTCGGCCGCTTGGGCGCGACAGCAAAACGCTGGACGGTCTGAACCCGCATGGCGCGTTGCTCGACGAGGTGCACGCGCATCCGAATCGTGAGCTGTACGACGTGATCAAAACTGGTTTAGGTGCGCGGCGTCAGCCGATGGTCTGGCAAATTACGACCGCCGGCGAGAACTTGAGCGGATTCGGATACAGCCAGCATGAGTACGCCGAGAAAATCCTTGAAGGTGTATTTGAAGACGATGCGTTTCTTGCCGTCATTTACACGGTGGATCATCCAAAGAAATGGATGGATCCAGTCGAGTGGGGCAAGGCGAATCCAGGGCTGGGTGTATCGGTTTACCTGGAAGGCCTCCAAACGTCGGCGCAAAAGGCGCAAAGACAAACCAGCGAGTTGCCGAACTTTCAAACCAAGCGGCTCAATATTTGGTTGAGCGGCGGCTCCAAGTGGATCCCGGTTGATGATTGGCAGGCTTGCGGCGATGCGTCGCTCAAGATTGAAGACTTTGCCGGCGAGCCGTGTTGGGTTGGGCTGGACCTGGCTGAGAAAAAAGACATTGCCGCCATGGCGATTGTGTTTCGCCGCGGCGGTCGGTGCTTCGTGTTTTTCAAGCTGTACCACAACGAAGACCAAATTAACGCGCCTGAGAATCGGCATTTTTACACGTGGGAAAAGTCCGGTCATTTATTGATGTCGCCCGGCAACGCAACCGATTTCAACGATATTCGCAATGACCTTGTGGTGCTGCGGGATGCACACCAGGTGCAAGAGGTGATCTACGACCCCAAATTTGCGGCTTATTTTGCGGCCCGTTTGGCCGAAGACGACAGCTTATTGATGGTGGATATGCCGCAAACATCAAGCCGGTTCACCTTGCCGATTGTCAGTATTGAGAATTTGGTATTGACCAAAGACCTGGTACACGACGCGAACCCCGCAGTGGCCTGGATGATCAGTAACGTGGTTATGCGTGAATCGAAGTTTTCAGGGTTGCGACACCCGACGAAAGAGAAACCCGAAAACAAGATCGATGCAGTCGTAGCGTTGATTATGGCGATGGGTCGCGCGATGAATGAGGATCCGGACGGTAGTGTTATTTCCCAGGGCTTTGTGGTGATCGACTGATGCTTTTAAATCTATTCAAGGGTTCTTCAGGCAAAACAGCGCCGCCCGAACGCGTTGAGCCCTCGGTGGGCAACATCACGGAAGGGGAGACTGTAACGTCTTCTGATTCCATCAAAATGTTTGAGATTTTCGGAGACCCGCGTACGGCTTCCGGTGCCGTGGTCAATGAGAAAACCGCAATGCGCGTATCGGCGGTGTATGCCAGCGTGAGCTTGATCGCAGGCTCTATCGGCCAGTTGCCGTTGCCGATCTACGAGCGCGGCTCGGATGATCGAAAGCGAGTCGATCACCCATATTGGTGGTTGCTGAACGAGGAGTTTGCGGCTAACTGGACAGCCACGGCAGCGTGGGAATTTTTGACTACTCAGGTTCTGTTGCGCGGCGACGGCATTGCTTACTTGAGCAGGAATCGGGCGGCACAGGTCCAAAGCATCATCCCATGGCCACGCGATCGCGTTTCGATTGTTGAGCAACCCCGGCAAAACAGTCGCTCACCAAAGCGCTTGCAGTATACGTTTCACGACGAATTGGGGTATTTCACCGTCGACCAGGCTGATGTGCTTCACCTTCCCGGGTTTGGGTTCAACGGCGTGCATTCTATGTCGGTGATCCAGTGGGGTGCGCGTAACGGGATCGGTATTGCTTTGCAGGGTGATGAGCACGCCGGCAAGTTCTTTAGCGAGGGCGGTAAACCCGAGGTCGCGGTGACTACTTCCGGAAAAATGTCACCCGACCAACAAGCGGATTTCCGCACGGCGTGGGTGGCGAAATACGGCGGCATTCAGGGCAATCGACGTATTCCTTTGATCCTGACTGAAGGGTTGGACGTTAAAGAGCTCACCATGTCGGCGGTTGATCAGCAGTTGCTCGAGTCGCGCCAATGGCAGGTCATTGATGTTGCTCGCGCTTTCGGTGTGCCGCCACACATGATTGGTGAAACGACCAAATCAACAAGTTGGGGTTCCGGTATCGAGCAGATGTACATCGGGTTTGTACGTCTTACGTTAAGACCCCATTTGCAGCGCTTTAAACATGAGTTGAACCGGAAACTATTCAGTACGCCGCGCTACTTCGTCGAGCATAACGTTGATGGGCTCATGGCGGGTGACAGTAAGGCTCAATCGGTTTACTTCGGGCGTGCGCTGGGTGGCCCTGGCGCACAGGGCTGGATGACGATTAATGAGGTACGTCGACTGAAAAACCTGCCACCTGTTCCAGATGGCGACACGTTGTATCGCCCTGACATGTCGGCAGCGCCGCCAAGTAGCAGTGAACCTGATGATGATGATGAGGACTCAAGAAAGGACGACGATGAAACAACTTAAATTGCTCCAGCTGGCGCGTGATAACGCCAAAAACTCCAAGCCTTTGCGTGCAGAGACCGAAGAAACACAAGCCACTGTTTATCTGCACGGCGTAATCGGCGGGTGGTGGGGTGACATCGATGAGACTCAGTTCGCTACGACACTGGCCAGCTTGGATGTCAACGAAATTCATTTGCGAATTGACTCGCCTGGTGGTGATGTATTTGCTGCGCGCTCGATGATGACGGCGATTAGTCAGCATAAAGCCAAGGTGATTGCACACGTTGATGGGCTGGCCGCTTCGGCGGCAACCGGTATTTGTATGGCCTGCGATGAGGTTGAGATTACCCAGGGTGCAGGTTTCATGATTCACAACGCCTGGACGATAGCCATTGGAAATAAGGCCGATATGCAGGACACATCGAACTTGTTGGGCAAGATCGACGCGGGTTTGGTTAACGATTACGCGCGTCGGACTGGTCGTAGCGCGGATGAGATTACCGCATGGATGGACGCTGAGACCTGGTTTACCGCTGATGAGGCGGTAGACAATGGTTTCGCTGATCGAGTTGTCGAGGTTGTGGGAAAACGTACGTCGAACGCCTGGAACCTGTCTGCCTATCAGAATGCGCCCAAATCGGCTGAACCGGCACAACCTAATGATCAGGACGATGAAACGCTCCTGGTGCACCGAAACGAGCTGGAGCGACGGTTCTCGTTGCTTGAGCGAGTAGCAGCGTAGCGGCTCCCGCGCGCACTTTCTGACCCGCCCTCGAGGCGGGTTTTTCATTTTCAAAGAGGATAAATCTATGTTTAACCTGCAAGCTGAGCGGGAGCGTCGTAACGCGCTGGCAAAGGAAACCCGCAATTTGTTAGACCAAAATCCAGGCGCGTCCTGGACCGCAGATCATCAAAAGCAGTACGACGAGAAAGTAGCCGAGATCGAGCGAATCGATGACGGCATTGCTCGCCACCAAAAGTTGATGGATCTGACGGCTGAGGAAAATATTCGCGATGGTATTCGCGACGCTGTAGCGCCGGCCAATAAAGACCAGGCCGTCATGCTGTTTGACAAATGGTGCCGTGGTGGCGACAACGCTTTGACCGAGGACGAGTGGCGGGCGGTGCGTAACACCATGTCAACTACGACAGATTCTGAGGGTGGCTATACCGTGCCTACTACGGTGGCGACTTCCATTCTGGACGCGCTCAAAGCCTATGGTGGTATGCGAGAGGTCGCAGAGGTGATTCGCACGGCAAGTGGGGAGGCGATGAATTTCCCGACGTCTGATGGCACGAGTGAAGAGGGCGAAATCGTTGGTGAGAACGTTGCAGCTACCGATGATGACATCGAGTTCAGTACCAAGGGTCTGGTTGTTTACAAGTACAGCTCAAAGGTTGTGACGGTGCCGTGGGAGCTGTTGCAGGACTCGAGCTCAGATATAGAAGGCTTTGTGCGCAATCGCTTGCAGCAACGTCTTGGTCGCATCACCAATAAGCATTTCACCATTGGCACGGGCACTAATCAGCCTACCGGATTGATGGTGGCGGCTGCAACCGGGAAAACCGGTGCTGTATCGGCTACGCCCGCCATCACCTACGACGATCTTGTTGATATTGAACATTCGGTGGATCCAGCCTATCGACGTAATGCCTCGTGGATGATGCACGATGACATGCTCAAGCTCATCCGCAAGGTTAAGGACAATGAAGGGCGTCCGATTTTTGTACCCGGTTACGACCAGGGCAATCCGGGCGGTGCTCCTGATCGCTTGCTGAATCGCGATATCTCGATTAATCAGGCGATGGCTTCACCCGCGCCTTCGGCCGATTCTTTGGCTTTCGGTGATTTCAGCTACTACAAAATCCGCGATGTTATGTCGATCACGTTGTTCCGCTTTACGGATTCCGCCTATACCAAAAAAGGGCAGGTCGGTTTTCTGGCCTGGATGCGCTCGGGCGGGAATCTGGTCGACGTGGGCGGTGCCGTGAAAACCTTCAAGCACGGCGCTGCAGCCTAACGTTTAAACACGGGCAGCTCAAAGGGGTTGCCCGTTTCACAGGAGCAATTTTATGGCTAAGCCAAAAACACAAGATGTTCAGGATGCGGAGAATTTGAGCCCTGGTAAAGACAATGAGCCGTTGACCAATCCCGATACCGGGCCGGCTGATGTTCAACAACCGGAACAGGAACTGGAAGGTGCATTGATTGGGGCCGGTGAAAATGAAAACGCGGCGGCCGGTGGCGATGGCGGCGAAACTTCTGCAGCCCAAACGAATGAGCCAGGGGACGCGAAAGATGGCGAGCCCGTTCAGCTCATTGAGTGTGCAGTTTTGCTGGATTGTATCTACGGCAAACATGACGACATCATTCAGCTTACGCCCGATCAGGCCGATGCGGCAAAGGCGGGCGGCTATGTGGATACACACCCTAACGCCATCGCGGCCATTCGACGGAGTGAATGATGTATCGGCGCGTCAGCCAGAATGATCCGACCGAGCCATTAACGCTGGCTGAGGTCAAGCAAATGTTGCGGATCGATGAGGATGAGTTCGATACGCAGTTGCCCTTGCTTATGGCCGCAGCCCGCGAAGTGGTGGAGCAGCAAACTGGCTGGGCGCTGGTTAAAGCTGATTATGAATGGACACCGGTTGGTGAACGTCGTGAGCCGTTGCCTTTATGGCCGGCCACTGTGACCAGCGCTGATACGGACTACCCCATTCTGTTTACGACTGAGGCAGCGCCGGCGCCGGCGGCGTTAAAGGTTGCAATCGTGCTTTTGGTTGGTGAGGTTCTTAAGAATCCTGAAGCGGTTATTACTGACGACATGATTGAGAACCCGGCCTTTCAGCGATTGGTGTTCCCTCATCGACGGATGGATCTGTGATGGCGAAAGTTGATTTTCCTTTCCCTAGCGCGGGAAAGCTCAATAAACGCGTGCAAATCAGGTTACGTCAGGATATCCCCGTGGGTCTGTCGTCCATACAAGAGCAGCATCCGTATGTGTTTACGCGCTGGGCGAGCCTTGTCCCTGTAGGAACCGCTGTATGGGCGGCGTCGGTTCAAACTGATGAGGTCGTGACTCATCGTTGCCTTATCCGCTACATGGACGGCATCACTGACCAACACGAGATTGTTCATAGCGCACGGGTGTATCGGGTGCGTCGTTGTGCGCCGCTGCAAGGGGAGCGCAGATTTTTGGTGCTGGAACTGGAAGAGCTGGGTGATGAGACCGCGCTGGTCGGGCAAGAGGGGGATTAATGAGAGCGTCAGTTATGCAAGCGTCCCTGCAGTTAGAGGGTTTCTCGAATATTGGGTTGATGCAGTTCAAACGCGGGCCGATGCGTCGGGCGTTTCGCTCCGCCGGCCGTTCGGTCGCCAAAGCCTCTCGCAAGAAGATCAACTCCAAGGTTGGTCGAGGTAGCTACCCCGCCAAACGAACCGGCAGGATGGCGAAGTCTTTGCAGGTGAAATTGGGTTCGAAAGGGATGTACGCCAAAGTGCAGCACGCCATGCCTTCGCCACCCAGCAAATGGTCAAAGGATCCTCGCGGCGAGGCATTCTACCCAGCATTCTTGCACCGGGGTACTTCGCGCATTAGTTCGCGTGGAAACTGGATAGCCGATGCGTTGCAGGAACAGGCAGGGGATATCCGCCGCCAGCTGCGCAATGCCTTGAATGAGGCGCTGAAATGAAACTCTCCGGCATTGTGGCGCACTTGCGTCAGTACTGCCCAACAGTGAACCAGCGCGTGGCGGTGGCGGTCGAGTTCGAGCCTGATCGAGGGCAAGTGAATTTGACGGTACCGGCGTTGGTGGTGCTGCCTGCCGATGATGATGCCGAGCCTTCCACAACCGATAACGTCACGGTTCAGTCGGTGATGGATCGATTCATGGTGGTGATGTTGCTGGCCTCCGCCGATCCAAAGCGAGGTGCCGTGACCGCTGATGTCCTGCACGCGTTGCGGGCCGAGGTGTGGCGTGCCCTGATTGGTTGGACACCGGGCAACGGCTACGAACCGATTCAATACGAAAGCGGTGAAGTGATCGCCATGAATAAATCGATCACTTACTACGGCATGACTTTTGGCGCCGAGTTAACCGTTGGGCATTACAACGGCCTTCCAGACGGCGCAGTGCCGGAAACCTGGCAGGAATATGAACTGGCGAATCTGCCGCCATTGGAGGGGCTGGATATCGAAGTTGATGTCATTGACCCGATTGCTGACCCGAATTTACAAAAACCCGGCCCGGATGGTCGGATTGAGTTTCAACAACACGAGGACCTTACACCATGACAAAGATGCATGTGGTACCAGTGGCGGGCCGTTCAGTGCCTGATCCGGAGTTGGGTGCGCTACTTTCCCCCGAGGGGCGGGTGGTGTTCAAAAATCAATATTGGATGCGCCGCCTGGCTGATGGCGACGTGGTTATCAAAGAGGCTGCGCCTGTTCAGGTTGCAGCCAAGAAGGAGCGCTAATTATGCCGGTAAGCATGAATCAAATCCCGAGCGATCTTCGGGTTCCGCTGTTCTATGCGGAAATGGACAATAGCCAGGCCAATAGTGGCGCAACGCAACTACGTCGACTTTTGATTGGCTTGGCTAACGACGATGTGACGGTGGACACTGAATTGCTGCTGCCAGCCTCCTCGAGCGAGGTGAGTGTGTTGGCCGGGCCCGGATCCATGTTGCACGAAATGCACGTGGTGCATCGTCGCGTTGATCCAATGGGTGAAACGTGGGTGTTGCCGTTAAAAATAACTGCGGGCACCAAGGCGTCGGGCACGTTCTCCTTATCGGGTACAGCTTCGGCAGCCGGTGTGCTTTCTGTCTACATCGGTGATGCCAAGGTTGCTGTTTCGGTGGCCAATAGCCAATCGGCTGAAGACGTGGCCACGGCGCTTGTCAATGCAATTAACGCTGCTACCTTGCCGGTAACGGCCAGTGCGTCGGTAGCGGTGGTCACTGTGACGGCTAAGTTCTCGGGTGAACTTGGGAACGACTTACGTCTTGCCGTCAATTTGCGTGGCTCTGCCGGCGGCGAAGTGCTGCCGGGCGGAATAATGGTCAGTGTTACGCAAATGAGCGGTGGCGTTGGTGTACCTGATCTGGATGCGGCTTTAGCGGTATTGGGTGATGAACCATTTGAGTTTATTACGCACCCGTTTACGGATTCGGCGGCCCTAAGCAGCTTTCAGGCCTTGATGGATGACACTTCCGGACGCTGGGCGTGGCTTAAGAAAATTTACGGCCATGTATATAGCGCCCGGCGCGGTACCTTAGGTGAGCTTGTCACGTTTGGGCGTGGCGCGACCAACGATCAACACATGACGGTCGTGGCGGTTGAGCCTGAGGTGCCCACTTCCGTTTGGCGCTGGGCAGCTGACTTTGCTGGACGCACCGCCGTCTTTATCGCGGCTGATCCAGCACGGCCAACTCAAACCGGTGCGTTGCCCAGTTGCATGCCCGCGCCCGAAGGAAAACGATTCGGCTTACTCGAGAACAACTCGCTTCTTTGGGCGGGTATGGCAACAACCTATTATGAGGGTGGCTCGGTGCGAATCCAGCGTGCGGTCACCTTGTATCAGGAGAACAGCTTTGGCCAACCGGACGATAGCTACCTGGATAGTGAAACGATGCATCAGTCGGCTGCGATCTTGCGGCGCCTGGAAGCGGTTATTACCAGCAAATTTGCACGCCACAAACTGGCCAATGACGGTACCCGCTTCGGGCCCGGCCAAGCCATTGTGACGCCCAAAACGATTCGTGGTGAGCTGATTGCCGAGTATGAGTCCATGGAGCGTGTGGGTTTGGTTGAGAATCTGTCGACCTTTGCTCAGTACTTGATTGTCGAGCGCGATGAAATTAATCCGAATCGGGTCAATGTTCTGTTCCCGCCTGATTATGTTAACCAGCTCCGGATCGTTGCTTTGCGCAATGAGTTCCGATTGCAGTACTCAGCCGAAATGAGCGCTTAATTCGCGGCTGCACAAACATTAGTTTTAAGTCAACACTGGCCCGCTGTAACGCGGGCCATTTTTCATGGAGCTGGATATGGGCCAGAAAGTCGCAGGAACCGTATACGTAAAAGTGGACGGTCGACAGCTTGTTACGACCGGCGGGGCAGAGTGCCCGGTAACGGAGGTAACGCGGGAAACCATCGAAGGTGCGCCGGGATACTTTTCCGAACAGGACCGCGCGCCGTATGTGAACGTGGATGTTGTGCATACCGCCGACTTTCCGCTTGAGGTGATCGCCCAGGGTACGGACATGACCGTTCAGGTGGAGTTTCGTAACGGGAAAACCTATGTATTGACCGGTGCCTACTTGGTGGGTGAGCCGGCCAGTACCGGAGACGACGGAAAGATCACGCTTGAATTCAACGGCGTGAAAGGGATTTGGCAATGAGCGAACCGTTAATCGTTTTGGATTTGCCAAAGCCAATTCAGGCATACGGCAAAGAGATGACACAAATTATCTTGCGTGAGCCCACAGTGGCCGATGCTCGGGCATTGAAGTCATTGCCTTATAGCTTCGGTGAGGATGGTGTGCCGCGCCCACTGCTTGATATCTGTGCCCGATACATTGCCCGCCTGGGCGAGGTGCCTGAGTCGGCGATTGATCAGATTGGCATGCGGGAGTTTCACGCACTGGCCTGGACGGTCGTGGGTTTTTTTATCAATCAGGAATCGGTGCAGGAAGTAGCGCCGACAGCCTGATTGATTACGCCTACTCGGCCGCTTACTTCTGGCGCCTGGATCCATTTGAAGTGATGAACCGACCGCTTTCAGATTTGGTGGAAATGACGCGTCAGGCGCACCGTCTTCATAAAGAAATGAGGGAATGACATGGCACGCGAGTTTCAGCTGAAAGCCCTCATTACGGGCGTCGATAAGCTTTCACCGACGCTTAAGAAGGCGCGTACCAATGCAATGAACTTTCGGCGCGGCTTGCTTAATAGCGGGCTGGGTAAGCCAATTAGCCTCACTGATATTATCCAGGGCGGCGTGCTGGCTGCGCCATTCGTTGCTGCAACCCGGGCGGCGATGGACCTGGAATCGGCGATGGCCGATGTGCGTAAAGTCGTTGATTTTGATACGCCGGAGCAGTTTGCTCAAATGGGGCGTGACATTACGCGTATGTCTACCAAGCTGCCGATGGCGGCAAACGATATTGCGGCTATTGTGGCCGCCGGCGGGCAGGCCGGCATTGCGCGTCAGGATCTTCAGCGCTTTGCCGAGGATGCCGTAAAGATGGGTGTGGCATTTGACCAGACTGCGCAAGAGTCGGGCGACATGATGGCCAAATGGCGCACATCGTTCGGAATGGGGCAGGCTGAGGTGGTGGCGTTGGCCGACAAAATTAATTATTTGTCGAACAACGGTGCTGCAACGGCAAAACAGATTAGTGCGATTGTGACGCGCATCGGCCCGCTGGGCGAGGTCGCGGGATTGGCGGCCGGTGAAATTGCAGCGATGGGTTCAACAATGGCCGGTGTGGGCGTGAACCAGGAACGCGCTGCGACCGGCATGCAAAATTTCATGCTTGCTTTGACAGCCGGCGATGCCGCAACTAAAAAGCAACGGATAATGTTTAAGGCGTTGCGCATGAATGCGGCTCAAGTTGCCGAGGGCATGCAAAAGGATGCCAAGGGCACCATGATTAAGGTTCTGCAGGCGATCAGCCAGGTGGATCCATCAAAGCAAACCGGTGTCCTGCAGGAACTCTTTGGTCGCGAATCGATTGCCGCGATTGCACCATTGCTAACAAATCTGGATCTCTTGCAAAAGAACTTCAACCTGGTGGCCGATTCCAATCAGTACACCGGTTCGATGATGAAAGAGTTCGAAGCGCGATCCAAAACGACAGCGAACTCAGTTCAATTGTTGTGGAACCGTATTACAGGGTTGGGTGTTGCGGTGGGTAATGTACTGCTACCGCCACTGAATTCGTTCTTGGCTTACATAGGGCCGATCATCGACCAGGTTGCTATTTTGGCGCAAGCAAATCCCTGGCTGATTAAGGGCTTACTTGGCGCCGCAGCTGCCTTTGTTGGGCTCCGGGTGGCTGTAGCTGGCGTTACTTGGGGCATCAAGATTATGTCCGGTGTCATGAGTATGTCGCCTGTTGGCATGCTGATACGAGGTATTGCCCTGGCTGCGGGGTTCCTGATCGCCAATTGGGACACGGTCGGCCCTTGGTTCAAAGATCTGTGGGAAAAGGTCAAAGCGCCGGCGCTGGCTGTCTGGACGTGGTTAAAAGACGTTTTCCTGAATTGGACGCCGCTAGGCTTGGTTATTAAGAACTGGGAGCCGATTGTGGCGTGGTTTAAAGATCTTTGGGACAGAGTCTCAAAGTTCATCGATCCGATCATGAAGGGCGTCGATGCGGCTAAAAACGCGGCTTCGTCTGTGGGTGACGCAGCTTCTAATGCCTGGTCAGGCGGTGTGGGGTGGTTTAAGGACACACTAGGTTTTGGCGACGAGGAGCCTGCTGCTGCGATTACCCAGGCACCTGTTTCAGGCGAATCTAAGGCAAGTTTGGATGGCCAGTTGACGGTAAGTTTCATTGGGGCCCCACCTGGTACAAGAGTTGATGAAATGCGTACGAATCAGCCTGGCTTAAGGGTCAAACAAGAAGTAGGCATGCGGTCGCTGGCAGGAGCAGGCTAATGAGTTGGAAAGAAAAGCGCTTACCCGCCTCCTTTCGCGGCGTGCCGTTTGAGGTAGTTCGAGACTCTCAGCCAGCTGGCCAAAGAACGCAGGTTCATGAATACCCACAACGCGATAAGCCCTATGTTGAGGCGCTGGGTAAACGCACGAATGAGATCAAGATTACTGCTTTTGTTGCAGGTAACGATTGCATTGAGCAGCGTGATCGATTGCTTGAAGCGATTGAACAAACCGGCTCTGGGGAGTTGGTCCACCCGTGGTTGGGAAGCCTGACAGTTAGTTGTACCGATTGCAATTACTCGCACGATCGTTCGGCACAAGGCGTTGTTCGATTCGAGCTCACATTTGTGGAGGGCGAGTCGGAGCCGTCGTATCCGGTCGCAGGCGTGGACGCGGCTAACGCTCTTAATAGTTCGGCTGAGGATATCCAGGCATCCGCACTGGAGCGCTTTACCGGCTCGCTGGATTCAATTGATTTGTCGCAGATTAATGCGGAGGCGGTGCTTAATCCCGTGCGTCAGGTGTTAACCGTTGTGGAAGATGTTTATGGCGGGGCGCTGGGTGTGTTGGGTTCAGCGCAGGGCGTAATTGAGTCAGTGATGGCAAGTCCGGCTAACTTTGCTCAATCGGTGTTTGGGGTTATCACTGACGTGAGCTCGACGTTCTCTGGCTTTTATTCGCGTGCTCGCGGTGCGACATCCTTGTTTGGTTTATCAAATCGCACCGAAGGTATGCAGCGCTTGCAGGGCACGCTCATGCCGTCGGGCAATGCTAATCGTGTCTTTGCCTCGGCAATTCGTTCCTTGGTGCAGGATGCGGTGGCGGCTGATGTGGTGCGGGGTGTTGCGACGTTGCCGATTAAACCGGTGTCTGTTGAGCGTGCCGGCGCCGTGGTGCTCAATGCGATGCCGCAACAGAGTGTGTCGGTCGATTCAGGCTCACTTGGCCAAGTCGTTGATGGCTTGGTTGGGGTTGATCGTGTTCAACCCCCTGTGGCTAATGATGTACTAAGTGTTCGAGATGGTGTGTCGGAGTCGCTGTGGTCTTTGGCCGAGCAGTCACCTGCGTCGCATTATGAGGTTTTGGCTCAGGCGCGTGTGGCTGCGACACGTCATTTGGTCGCGGTTGCAAAACAGGGTGCCGCCCTTACTCGTTACGACAATCCTGCACCGGCACCGGCGTTGGTGCTTGCCTACCGACGTTTTGGAGATGCGGCACGGGTCGGTGACATTGTGGCGAGAAATGCCGTTAGTCATCCTGGTTTTGTGCCGGCGCGAACACTGATGGTTCCAAGGGGTTGACGTGGCGGACGAAGATGTAAACCACGTCACCTTGGCGGTTGACGGTATGGAGTACGGCGGCTGGAAGTCGGTAGAGATATCTGCAGGTATCGAGCGTCAAGCTCGCGATTTCACACTGGGTATCAGTTGGCGCTGGCCGGGTAGTGGTGAGTCGCCGACGCGCATTCGTCACGGCTCGCGCTGCGAAATACGTATTGGCGGCGATTTGGTGTTAACCGGATACGTGTATGCAACGCCGGTAACGTATGACGCGCGTCAAGTGACGGTCGGGGTGGCGGGCCGTTCTTTGCCTTCGGATTTGGTTGATTGCAGCGCTGCTCGTGGTCAGTGGCGTGGGCAGTCGGTTGCCAGCATCGTAACTGCGCTGGCTAAGCCCTATGGGTTATCCGTTTTTGATCAAAGCAGCGACAAACTAATTGTTGCCGATCATCAAACCGAACCGGGCGAAACAGTCTTTGCATCAATTGATCGATTGCTCGATATGTCGGCACTGTTATCCACAGACGATGAGATGGGTCGAGTCGTGATTGCTGGCCTAGGCGCAGCCGGTCAGACAGCCGATGCGCTCGAACTGGGCGTCAATGTACTGAGTTGTTCTGCGCCACTTGATTTTTCCGGCGTGTTTTCCGAATACGAGTGCCTTGGCCAGCAAGCAGGTGATGACGAAGTTTTTGGCGCTGATGTGGCTGAGGTGCAAGGTTCAGTCTCCGATAGCCGTGTTACGCGTTACCGAAATTTGACTGTACAGCCGCAGGGGCAGATTACCCCGGCGATGGCTGCGAAACGGGCGACCTGGGAGCGGGAAAGCCGGATGGGCAAGGCGCTGTCTGTTGATTATGAGGTTCAGGGTTGGCGACAAAGTAATGGTCGGCTTTGGCAGCCTAACGCTTTTGTGCGTGTACGCGATTCGATGGTCGGGTTTGATCGCGACATGCTCATTGGGTCGGTGACGTATCTGCTGGATGAGCGTGGGATGCGTACACGGCTCACCGTTGCACCGCCGGGCGCGTATTCGCCGGAACCAAAGCCACCCAAAAAGAGTGATAGCGGCAAGGGCGGCGATTCCTTTGCGTACCTTTTACCTGCTGATTGGGATAAATCGTAATGGGCAAGATGCTTAATTTTCTGGTTCGGGGCACGATTTCCCTGGTTGAAGCAACGCGCAAACTTCAAGTGCTGCAAGTGCGGTTAACCGCCAATGAGGTGAAAGACGGGGTCGAGCATTTCGAGCCTTACGGGTTTTCTTCGCACCCTTTGCCTGGGTCGGAGGTGGCGCTGGGTTTCGTCGGCGGTGATCGGTCCCATTGTTTGGCGTTGGTCGTTACGGACCGTCGGCATCGGCCGCAGGGTTTGGAGGCTGGGGAGGTGTGCTTGTTTACTGACGAAGGCGATGAGATTCGTTTCAAGCGAGGCCGAGTCATTAGCGTGATTGCCGGCAGCAAGGTCGAAGTGACGGCTCCGGAAGCGGTTTTTAACTGCTCGACCAGCGTCACGCTGAACACGCCCAAAGTAATTGCCTCGGGCGACATCGAGGCTGCAGGCCAGATTCGCGACGCTACGGGCACGATGCAGTCGATGCGCGATACCTACAACAATCACAACCATCCGGAAAACGATAGCGGTGGCCCTACCGACTCACCTAATCAGCCAATGATATGAGTATTCGTGAACTACTGGCATCGGCCGATCAGATTGAAAGAGCCGTTGTAATCAGTCTATTTACCTGGCGCAGGGCCGAGGATTCTGACCCCGTTGATGACGATGAGCGTTATGGCTATTGGGGTGATGCGTACCCCGATGTTGCTCGTGATCGGATTGGGTCCCGGTTGTGGTTGCTGCGCCGGCGCTCGTTAACCGCAGAAACTATTCAAAACGCAGAGCGATATGCCCGTGAGGCGTTGGCTTGGATGCTGGAGGATGAGGTTGTGAGTGCTGTGCAGGTGGATCTGGTCCGGCCAAATCCGACCAGGTTGGATTTATACGTGACGCTGACACTAGATGAGGGCCAGCGTGAATTGCGGTTTGACGATGTATTAGGGGTGATCAATGCCGTTTGAAGTTCCAACCTTACCAGCGCTTGTGCAGCGTGCAAATGAAGATTTGGCGCGCGCAGGTATTGATGGTGTGCTGCGACGTTCGGACAGCGCCGTGCTGGCCCGGGTGATGTCTGGTGGCGTGTTCGGTTTGTATGGCCTATTGGCGTGGCAGGCCCGGCAGATTTTGCCCGACACCTGCGATGAAGACATGCTGGCCAGGTGGGCGAATCTGAAAGGTGTTCTGCGTACACCCGCGACGGCTTCTACAGGCGCAATTGATGTCGTCGGCGCCGACGATGTCATGGTGCCCGAAAACATGATCTGGCAAACCCGAGGTGGTCTGCAGGTTGTCGTGACACAAGATACCGTTATTGCCTCTGGTCAGGCTTCAGTCCCCGTTCAGGCATTGTTGGTTGGACAAGCTGGAAACTTATCTGAAAGCGTGCAGGTGACGGCCATTTCCCCGGTCGCTGGTGTGACCGATCGCGCCACGGTGGCCGCTGGTGGTCTTGTTGGTGGAACTGATCAAGAGCCTTTAGAGAATTGGCGGCAACGTGTTGTAAGGGCATTCCGGATACAGCCTCACGGCGGTGACCTGGAGGATTACGTTACTTGGGCATTGGAGGTGCCAGGCGTGACACGGGCCTGGGCACGCAGAGCATGGTTCGGTCCCGGAACGGTTGGTGTCTTTGTGGTGCGCGACAACGATCAAAACATCGTGCCTGATGCGCCCGAGTTGGCGGCCGTGCTGGATCACATTGAATCTAAGCGCCCGGTTACTGCCGAGGTACAGATTCTGGCCCCAACCCTTTTACCCATTGATTACCAGGTGCGATTGGATCCGGACACTGAGGCGGTGCGAGGAAAAGTGGTGCAGGCCTTGCGGGAATTGTTTTTATCTGAGGCCGACCTGGGCGGAAGGCTGTACTGGTCGCACATGACCGCGGCTATCAGCAATGTTCCGGGCGAGTTGGATCACACGCTTTCGCAACCCTCTGTCGATGTGGTGCCGCAGCCGCATGAGCTTCCCGTGTTGGGAGACATTACATGGCTGTGAGGTCTGAAGCCGATTACCTTTCCCAGCTGCGGCAATTGATGCCGCCCGGGCCTGCCTGGGATCCAGAGCTTTACCCGCTGCCTGAAATGGTTGCACAAGCCGCCGCTGCCGAGATGGCACGCGTCGACGCGCGCGCAGCTGATCTGTTATCGGAAATGTTCCCCGGCACCATTCGCGAATTGCTCTCGGATTGGGAGCGTGTGATGGGTCTGCCCGATGAGTGTCTGGGGCCCCTGTCATCAGCTGGTGAGCGCGTCAATGAAGTAGTGCGCCGCTTTGCGGAAGTAGGGCGACAGGACCGCGCCTATTTCGAGGAAATTGCACACCGTTTGGGTTATCCGGATGCGTGGATTGAGGAAATGCGGGCACCACGTTTCGGTGCCGCGCGCTTTGGTCGATCACGATTTGGTAGTTGGGACGCGCAATTTTTGTGGATTTTGCACTTAGGTGCTCGCCTGCCAGGCGGTACGCGATTCGGTATGGCTCGGTTCGGCGATCGCTTTGGCGCCAACCGAAACGATTTTGTGGAGTGCATCGTAAGGCGATACGCCCCGGCGCACACGATAGTATTTTTCGATTACGACTGAGGTAAATATGGATTACCCAAAAAGCGACCCAAGTGTAGGCCTGGTGAATGGCCAGTTTGTTGACGAGGACTCAATTACCGGCCAGCCAGGCTCACTCATTCCAGCTGCTTGGGCCAATGCCTTGATGACGGAGCTGTTGACGGTCGTTGATCACGCTGGATTAGAGCCTGATGAAGAAGACAATACGCAGGTACTGGCGGCTTTGCTTGAAGTTTTTGCAACGCGGTCGGATTCGATACCGAAATTCGCAACCCGGCCTGTTACTAATGTAGGTCCTGTTATCTATGTTGAAGATCAGATGACGCTGATGCACTGGGTATCCACGGCGTTTTTCACTGGGTATCGGTCACCGTTTTCCGGAAAGCTGGAGTTTGGCTGGACGCCAACGCCATTGCCCTGGCAAGTAGAGGCAATCGGTAATACGCTGAACGAGACGGATCACGGTGGCGTAATTGCACGTTTCAGGGAGTCGGGGCTGACCGTTGCCTTGGGTAGTTGGGTGGCCGGAGAGTACAAGATTGCTGATATGGGCGGCGGTGAGTGGAAGGCGCCGGATATGCGGGATATGTTCCTGCGGTTTACAGGTACTGACGCTGACACTGCAAATGCGAGGATGCTTGGAACTTTTCAAGAACATGCAGTTGAAGACCATTTCCATGGGGACTGGCCTATCTCAAATCAAACAGCCGGCGGCGGCCTCGGAAGTTCTTTCGCAACCGGTGCGGGGCAAACTTCAAATACAGCTGGAATGATTACCGGAAGCTCATCAGAAGAAACCCGCTCGGTAAACGCCGCTTTCGTGCCGTTCATAAATTTATAACTGGTGCGCATGCCACGTTTGTTGATCTGTTTTCTGTTGAAGTGCGAGCTACTCGAGAAGCATCAAAATTAAATACTTTATACGTCGATCCACCACCTAATGGGGTCGGACCAAGCCCAGTGTTTGTTAAGTAGAGAGCACCAGAGCCTGTTCCCGAGGCATTAAAAACATCGCCGATTGTTCCAGTGATGTTCTGAATGGCATCAGACTGTTCGCTACCAAGCATCCTCGCATTTGCAGCGGCATGTACATCTGCCTGCAAATGCAAGGGTGTTGGGTTCGTCGCAAATTTCGGCATTTGAAGCTCACTCTCATTTAGCCACGCACAATCAAATAGGGCTGCAATTTGCAACAGGAGGTAGCGTTTATGATGCGAATCCAAACCTGGCCACGTTGAGTGGGGGCACTACGGGAGGCGCAGAAACTCGCCCCATTAACGTGGCGCTGTTGCCCGTTATAGATTTATGAAAGCCATAAAAGCGCTATTTCGTGGCCTAGTTTCGGACTCTCCAGAAAGGCTAATAGAAGCCGATTGCGATCTTGCGGTCCCGTTCGATGCCTCTGCTGGGTATTGACCAGAACCTGTGGATCCCGACCAGCCTTGAGCGCTGATAAGGCTATGTTTGTGGGACTTGAAAGCATCACCCTGCTTAGAACCTAGTATTCGCGCATTTGCAGCGAAGCGTACACCTGTCTGCAAATGCGCGATATCTGTCCAGCAAACAAACTGATGCAAATAAAAGCCAGTCTCACCGGGTCAAAGTTAATGGCGTTTCACTCCAAACGGGCGGTTCAAATGTGAACCAAATACTTGACTACTCGGCTTCGGCAGGGACCGTAAACACAAGCTCTGAAGGTGCGGCTGAAGCCCGACCAATGAATACTGCATTTAGTCCATTCATAAGTTTATAAGCGGTATAAATGCGACGTTATCTGGACGCGCTTCGGCACCTCCGCTGTTCGCGAGCGAGCCGATATACGTTCCATCGTAAGGCGGATCGTAAGTTCGCCAGCCCGAGAAACCGCCTGATGTATTCGACGCATATGCTCCCGAAAGTGTATGACTATGCTGTTTGTTCTGGTTTTGTTGCGAGCTGGACAACAACCTCGCATTTGCAGCGGCATGTACGTCTGTCTGCAAATGCGAGGGGCCTGGGAACTTACCAAGTCGATATTTTTGAGGCTCACGAACATGACCAAAGAGGGATCAATAACGTCACTACGCAGGGTGCTGGAGCATATAACATTGCTGCGACAGGCTCTATTGGTGTCACGACCTCAACAGAGGGTGGGGCCGAAACCAGGTCTGTAAACACAGCTTTTGTTCCATTCATAAGTTTATAAAAGGGGTAAATGCGGTGTTATCTGGTCTGGTTTCTGGCATCGGATTAAAACGCTGTATAAATGAAGTAGTCAATGAACTACCAGCCCCGCCATTAAGTGACCAGTTCCCGGCGCCCGCTCCGGGTATTGAGGTTAGGTAGCCGGATAGCTGCATAATAAAAGGCCCAACGGAATCGGCCTGCCCTGTTCCTAAGCCCCTTGCATTTGCAGTGACACAAACCCATAACGTCGCCTGACAGCCAGTCGACTTCCCTAAATAATTGATCTGCCCCGAACGGGGCTAGGAGTGTTTATGCTCAAAATATATCAACAGACTGATCACAAGGGCGTGTACCTGTACAGCCAGCAGTTTGCCTCCAAGCCTTACCTGGCGGTGTCGGTCGCAGTGCCCCCGGTTCCCCCCGGCAAGCTGGCCCAGTGGGAAACGACTCTCAACCCCGTCATCGACAGGAATTGGGGTGAAGAGGGCACCGGCCAGTGGGTGATCAAAGATGATCACCGAAAAGCGGATCTGTACCAGATCGCCGACGGCAGCAAGTACGAGCTCGAGCAAGAGATAGAGGGTCAGTCCTATGATGGAATTGGCCCGGTACCGGCCTGGCTCACCCTGCAGGAACGCCCCAGTAAGCACCACAACTGGGTTGACGGTGCCTGGGTACTGGACGTTGCCGCCGAGCTCGAAGACGCCAAGATCGATAAGCTGCGCGAAATCGATCAGGCGCGTGACCAGGCACTGGTTGCCGGCTTCACCCACAATGGCAACACGTTCGACAGCGATGCCAAAAGCATCCAGCGTATCAATGCCATCGCCACCCTGGCACTTATGGATCCGAACTTCAGCACGCCGTACATAACCAAAGACAACAACATCATTACCCTGGATGCCGCCGCCGTCGGCGCGTTGGGCACTGCCGCTGCGCAACACGAATCGTCGCTAGTGTTCCAGGCTCGCGCCTTGAAAGATCAGGTACTGGACGCCACTGATAAGTCTACTGTCGACGAGATTGTCTGGGTGGCTCCCTAAGTGTCCTTGAGCTGTTCGAGCTGCTTTCTGCCCAGGTTGCTGCGCACCAACTTTCTGGCCAAGTCGCGGCCATGCGGATGATAGTAGCGAAGCAACATTCTGGTTGTTCGGTGTCCGGTGACCTTGGCCAACTCGTGCGCCTGGAACACAGTGGCCAGCCGGCTAGTGGACTCATGCCGCAGGTCGTGAAACCGCAGATCCCGAAAGTAGGCAGGATGCGGGCGGCGCCCGTACTTTTTGCATAGCGCTTCGTACATTTTTCTAGCTTTGGTTCTCGCCCGGATGAACGCCCGGGTAACTGCTTCGGGGCTGATGTCGAAAATGCGGCCGCGCATTGGCTTGCCGATCACGTGCTTACGCAGGCCGTCCTTGGCGAACGGGGAGAGCGGCACATAGCGCGTGTCGCCATTTTTGGTATCGGTCAATGTGATGACGCCATGGGCAAGGTCGATCTGCTCGCGTTTGACCAGGGTTATTTCTGAGCGGCGCATGCCGGTCTCGACCGCTATCAGCATGATTAACGGAAGGTCGGGCGAGCTGGTTGCCCGACATAGCCACTCGAGCTCAGTTTTTGGACATTCATCCTCGGGGACGCCGTTCAACCGGATTCGTTCGAACAGTCGCCGATCCCGGGCGTCATCGATGGCGGGGCGTCTGACCAGCTGCACCGGGTTGGCCAGCCAGTGCATTTGCCAGTCTTTTCGGGCCACCGTGTAAAGGTGGGAGAGCAGGGCAAGTCGACGTGTAACGGTGGAGGGTAAGTGTTCTTGGTGCCACTGGTCACGTAGTCGCATCAGATCGGTTGGTGTGATCCGGTTAAGTGGCCGCGTGATCAGGTTTGTCGCGCGCCAAGTCTTGGCTAACGACAGTTCCTGGTAGTGGCTTTTTTTGTATGCCGAAACCTCGGTCATATACCTGGTTAATGCCTGATCGAGAGTCGGGCAGATTCGTCTATGTCGTGCATTCAGTTTCATGACAAATGCTCGACTTTCTAACACAACGCCCCAGCGATGGGGCTTTTTTTATGTCCAACCGAAAGGGGAAGAGATGCCAGCTGATTGGTTTAGCCACTTAGAAAAAATACTGCCTGGCTTGCTGGGGAGTATGGGCGCAATGCTGTGGATACAGGGGTCGTGGAAACGAAAGCTCGCGTTGTTTGCGTTTGGTGGCGTCATGGCTTGGTATGCCACGCCCTGGATTTATCAACAAACGGGGATCAGCGAGGGCTTTCTTGGCTTGATGGTTGGGCTTTTCGGGATGGCAATTGTCGACTCTGTGTTTCGCATCTGGGCAGATCTCGGCTTGTCATCGATTGTGCGCGAGTTTATTCGGGCCCGACTCGGGTTACCACGGGAGTGAACCATGAAAGAGCTTGTCATTGCGTTGTTGTGTTTTGTCAGCCTGGCTTGCGTAGCTGGCGCCTTTAGTCAGTGCTACTCGGGCACTTTGCTGCAGCGAATTGGAATGGCCTTAATCGCCTTTTGGGCTATGTGGCGGGCTGCGCTGATTATTCAGGAAGGGGACGTACACCCGAGTATGGCTTTGGGTGCGCTGGGCATGGCGGTATTTGCCGCCGGCACGATGATTAAAACTTGGCGGTGGAGGTATCGAAAATGACGCTTGGTCAGAAACAACGAAAATTTACTCGAATGATTGCGGACTTGATCGGTTTCGCCTATAGCCAAGGTTATGAGCTGACCTTCGGCGATGCTTACCGCGATCCTCGTGTGCACGGACATGTTGGGCAAAAAAAATCTTATAGCAGCGCCAATAGCCTACATAAAGAACGCTTGGCGGTGGACTTCAATCTTTTCAAAAACGGCCAGTATCTGACCTCGACCGAGGATCATCGGCCACTTGGGGAGTATTGGGAGTCTATCGGTGGCTCATGGGGTGGGCGGTTCAATGACGGCAATCACTACTCGATTGAGCATGGTGGCCGCAAATGATGAAAGCCCTAATCGGTTGGAAAGGGTACGTGGCTGCTGCTGTTCTGGCTGGGGTGGCCGCCTGGGTCGTCCAGGGCTGGCGATACGATGCAAAGATCAGTCGCCTTGAGACGGCCCAGGCAACCGCGCTGGCCAATGCCCAGGACAAAGCGCGAAAAATTGAACAGGCCAGTGTCGCCGCAATTGAAGGAGTAGTGAAAAATGCTGATGAAGAAATTGCGGTCGTTCGGGCTGAAGCTGACGCCGCTGTTGATAGTGCTAAGCGGTTGCGCACAGAAGTTACCCGTTTACGTCGAGCCGCCGAGAATGCCGCCGTTGCCAGCGCAGGCCAGGGTCAGTCAAGTGCCGACCCCATCGGCGTGCTTGCCGTCGTGCTTAGCGAACTTGACGACAGAGCGGGGGAAGTGGGCCGATACGCTGACCGGCTCAAAGTAGCCGGGCTGGCGTGTGAAAAGGCTTACGATAGCGTCCGCAGCGTTCAAGATACTCATTCGCAATGATACGTTTGGAGCGCTTTGTGATTAGGGCTGTTCGCTTGCCCATTGCGCACGAAGCTGGGGCGAGTCCTCTTGATGTGTTAACTTGCGCCACGCCTCGTAGGCCCCAGCATTCAGCATGCTGGCCTCAATCTCAACAACATCAATCAGTGCCCACCGTGCCCGAGCAATTGCTGCTGCGTGAAATGTAGTCGGCAGGCCTTGCATATTGGGTTGATAACGAGCAAGGTCTTCATCGTCAGCGTAGCGCACGACCGGCACCGTCCCATTCGGGACCCCATGTTCTGAAACGATGCTGTTAACTTGATCGATTAGATTTTTTGACATTTCTAGAGATGCCTTCTCAAGTTCTCTGATTGCCGTTGCCACCTGTGTTGGTACGGTATTGCGCCCGGACTCCCAATGTCGAACAGTGCGCTCTTGTACGTCGCAAAATTTAGCGAACCATGGAACCGAAAGGCCCAGGGCCTCTCGGATTGTTTTTAATGTGGCCCCGTTCATACTTGTGGATTCGGGTTCGTGTAGCTGCGTTGACCACATGCTTGAGCAACTTTTCGTGCTGGCTTGTTAGCGTTGGCATAGAAAAAATGAAGGTCTTTTGCATCCAGCCCTTTCAGGCCCGACCATTGCGCTTCGATTACCTGGCCAGCTGTCCAGCCTTCAAATTTACGGATACCTTTTGATAAGGTGGTCAGTGCGTCGTTTCGTGTCATGCTCAT